ACGCTCAACAAGAAGGCGTTTTGTTTTAACGAGCAAGGTACGGGCAAAACTGCTTCTGTGATATGGGCAGCGGATTATCTTATGCAAGAAGGGGTTATTAACCGTGTCTTAGTTATATGCCCTTTGTCTATTATGAAGTCTGCGTGGCAGGAAGATTTGTTTAAGTTCGCTATGCACCGCTCTTGCTCAGTAGCACACGGAACCTCCGCAGCGCGACGAAAGATAATTAACGCAGGTTGTGAATTCGTGCTTATAAATTTCGACGGGGTAGCAGTAGTCAAAGAAGAGATAGCGCAAGGCGGATTTGATCTCATCGTAGTAGACGAAGCTAGTGCGTATAAGAATGCGCAGACAAATCGGTGGAAAGTACTGCGGGATTTATGCAAGAACGTAGAATGGCTTTGGATGTTAACTGGCACTCCAGCAGCACAAGCACCTACCGATGCCTTCGGATTAGCCAAACTGATAAGCCCGCAAAACGTCCCTCAGTATTTCGGGCAGTTCAAAGACAAAGTAATGTACAAAATGTCTCAGTATGTTTGGCGTCCGAAACCAGAAGCTAGTGAAATAGTACACGCTGCGTTGCAACCGGCGATTAGGTTTCGCAAAAAAGACTGTTTGGACCTACCTAGTGTTACTTACGTAGACAGAGAAGCACCGCTTACCAAGCAACAAGCCTCGTACTACAAGACTTTAAAAGATCGTATGATTATGGAAGCAGACGGCGAGTCAGTTACATCCGTAAACGCAGCGACCAACCTTAATAAGCTGCTGCAAATTTCGGGGGGTGCTGTGTATTCAGATGACCGGGAGGTCATAGAGTTCGACGTAAGCAACCGCCTTAACGTTGTTAAGGAAGTAATAGACGAGTCTTCGCACAAGGTACTTGTGTTTGTGCCATTCACCCACACGATTGATTTATTTAAAGAATTTTGCACCAAACATAAAATAACCGCTGAAATAATTTCGGGCAAGGTGTCAGTCAACAAACGCAGTGACATAATAAAAGATTTTCAGACTACAGATAAAATCAAAGTGCTTATTATACAGCCCCAAGCAGCCTCGCACGGCCTTACGTTAACCGCCGCTAACACAGTGATATGGTACGCACCTGTTACTAGCGTGGAGACTTATCTACAGGCTAATGCACGGATAGACAGACCCGGACAACACAACCCAATGACTGTGGTGCACATTGAGGGTAGTGAAGTAGAGCGTCGGCTATACAAGATGTTGCGGTCAAACATAGCTAACCACACTAAAATAATTGATTTGTACAAAAAAGAATTAGACGCTTGACAATGTAAACTAGTTTGCTCTAGACTGGCTATCCTTTGCTAATAGGAGGTGCCATGAAATATTCAGCAGACAAGCTAACCCGTATCTACATTAAGATGCGCGAAGCAATAAGAGATAAAGAAGACGAGATAAAGTCAGTTAAAAAGCAGCAAGAAACCGTAGTAGAAAAGCTGCTTGCGCTCTGTGAAGAGCAAGACCTCGATAGTCTCAGGACTCCATCCGGCACGGTAAGCCGTCGGGTGCAGACACACTTTGGGACTAGCGATTGGGAAAGGATGTACGACTTCATCAAGGAGAACGACGCCTTTTACCTACTTGAGAAACGAATATCTAGCACAGCCATGAAAGAGTTTCTTGAGGACAACCCTGACCTTATGCCCGTGGGGCTACAGGCAAATCGTAAGTATATTGTTTCTGTATTAAAGCCGCGTAAAAAATGATTCGACTCAAAAATGATAATGGGTGTTTTTTACACCCACGGACTAACTCCCCCCTAGATTCGCTACAAGTGATGATAGTGGACCGAGGAGAGTTGTCTCGGAGCTATTACGACAGTAACGGATTGGCTTGTTGGTCAACTGGGTGTACAAACCCTGACGACAACGTGCCAGAGGGTAGGGTACAAGCTAGCAGGTGCATGGACTGCACTAAGAGCATTAAAGGGGGCGGGTACAACCGCAGTGCGCCCTGTAAGTTTTACCAAGTTATGAAAGTGCTACTCCTCAAAGACGGCATAGTCTGTGAGTTACGCATAAACGCAGGTAGTTTGTTCGCTAAAGAAACGAACAAGTTGGGCTTCTACAAGTACATTGAGTACTTGGAGCGGAACCAAGAAGAAGTAGAAAACATCTTAACCGAATTATATCTCGTCGAGCAGTACAACTCGCACAGGGTATATTTTAAACCAGTTCGACCTTTAGCCGAGGAAGAACTTGCAACCGCGAGGCAGCAAATAGAAGCAGCTTCGCAACCATCAAATCCTTTCAAAGGAAAAATAGAGGAACTAAATATGGCTAACCCATCTCACATAATCAAAGGCGTTGAAGCCCGTTACCCACGTCTGGACAAGCCTTACCGGTTTGATAACAAGGCGGGGAAGAACGGCAAAAGCGTTCCTTGTGACCCCACTGAAGACGGTGCGCGTTACGAGCTAGACTTTTGTATGTCGGCAGCGCAAGCCAAAGAGCTATACGCCCTTATGCAAGATGCTTATACCAACGCTAAAAGCCGCGACGCGTCTTGGCCTAAGAAGTTAGAGATGCCGTTTAAAAAGCAAGAAGACGGCACGTTCGTAGGCAAGACTAGTTTGAAAGCAGCATACAGCGGCAGTGCAACCGAACCCCCCGCTCAGTTCGACGCTAAAAACGAACGCCTTGGCAGCGACTTTATGCTCACTACTGGTAGTACAGTAAATGTAGCAGTAGAAATGATTGCTTTTAAAATGGCTTCTACTGGGGTGTCTTTACGAGTACGCGGCGTCCAAGTACTCAAGTATCTGCCTTACAAGCCTGCGTCTCCCTTCGATGAGGCGGACGGGTTTACTGCCGACCAGTCTAAAAGCTTGTTTACTGCAGCCGAAGATGACGACATGTTTGAAGGCGAGGGCCAGATAACAAAGCAGCCTGATCTTTTTGACGATGCTGAAGATGAAGTTAGCGAAGTTGCGGAGCCTGTGAAGCGTAAGAAGAAAAAAGAAGCGGCACCTGCTGTGGAAGAAGAGATGGCTGACATCATTGATATATGGGGCGACGAAGACTAATGAGCTACGGCTACACAAAGCGGCTCAGCATTAGGAACAAGCAAGCCGACGGCTCCATGCTAGGTGTAAAACTAGGGCGCGTGTGCATTTCGAAAGAAGTGCCCGTTACCGTTATTGCAACTTCGCTTGGGGTTAGTCGGCAGACTGTTTATAACTGGTTTGCCGGTGTCCATAAGCCTAATGAAGAATTAAAAGAACTCATCAAGGCACTGATAATAGAGTACAAAAAATGACTGATTTCGACCTCATAGATTACGTTGTCCCTACGGGCGGCTACTATTGTGTGGTTGGCGCAGGCTCAGGCTTTTTTTCTAAATTTACTGACGATAAGGAGCAAGTAAACGTTTTAGCTAACCAGTTTATAGCGGAAGGCAAAGACGTTTACTTCATGCTCGGTAAATTAAGTAAGGCCGGAAGCAGAGAAGCAACAAACGTAGAATCTTTGCAGTCTTTATGGGTAGACCTAGACTGTGGGGAGGGGAAAGCTAGCAGCATAGAACCATCAACCGGCTTACCTCAAGGGTACAAAACTAAACGAGACGCGCAGATAGCCCTCAAGAAGTTTTGTGACACGGTAGGTTTGCCGGCCCCTGCTATAATAGATTCTGGGGGCGGACTCCACGCATACTGGGCGCTAACTAAAGAAGTGCCAAGAGCGCGGTGGTTACCAATCTGCAAACGTTTGAAGCAAGTCTGTGTTACACAAGAGTTTTATGCCGACCAAAGAGTCTTCGATGCCTCGCGTGTCTTACGCCTGCCGGGGACTTTCAACCAAAAGTATGATCCTCCTGCTCCAGTAAGTGTATTGCGTAAGTCTGCTAACCGAATTGATCCTGACGAACTACGGGAGATACTTGGAGTAGACCTTGCCGCAGAAGAAATAGAGCAAAAACCACTTGCTAAAGACCCGTTGCAAGAACTGTTTAACCAAAACTACACAAGTATTTTTAAAACCATTGTTACCCGTAAGGACGGTTGCCAACAGTTGCAGTCGTGCATACGTAACAGAGAAACGCTAGCCGAACCGCTTTGGTTTAACGCGTTGTCGATTGCTAAGCATTGCCAAGATAGCACGAAGGCAGCGAATATAATTTCGCAAGGGCATCCAGATTACAGCGCCGAAGCTACAGAAAGAAAAATGAAGGGCATAAAAGGCCCACACGCATGCAGTGAATTTGAGTTAAACAACCCAGAAGGTTGTAAGGGCTGCCCCCACAAAGGGAAAATAACAAACCCACTTGCCTTGGGCCAGACTATAAAGAAAGCGAAAGCTAGCACAGCAGGAATTAAGTACCGTTCTCCGTACGCTTGGGGAGAAAACGGGGGTATTTATGTACTGAACGAAGACGGAGAAGGCGCTCAGTTTGTTTACGAGTATGACTTCTATATTGAGCAACGTATGACTGATCCGACTGACGGCGACGTTGCTATTGCTGTAGTACA